ACATGCTGGTACCATGCAATGTCATTACTTTTTCAATTTCATCCTCGCTTAAACCTAAACCGGCAAGCGCTTTTCTCGTAAACGCCATATTTATACATCCTTCCTTTAACGCCTTAAGAACGATCGGCGAATTGCAACGCAGTTTAACGCCTTGCTACAGGGGCGATTTTTTATATAAAAAAAGCTCTCTGCCTTTGCAAAGAGCTTTAATTATTTAATTTAGTCATCGTCATAATTAATATTTGTGCTATGCGTTTCAGTATTCATTCCCATAACTCGCGCTAACTTATAATCCGAAATCATTTTCCATTTGTATTCCATTTCCTGAAGCTTTCCTGTAACAAATGGCGGTACATCATTTTCTGCCGCCTTAAGCTTTTCTATAAAATTATGCATAGCAGTTCGCGCTATAGTAAATGTTTCTTGCGCATCCCTAAATTGTGGTACTATTATATCATTAGCAAACGCTAAAACTGCGTCTTTTATTCCTGGCTCTGTATATCCCAAGGCTTGAGCCATTTCGCATAATTCATCAATTTGACTTGCAATACATTCGCCCCATTCTCCTAGCTCCTCGTGATTTTCCAGCCAACATTTATCAGCGTTTAAATGCCTATGCAAGACATTAAAATTATGAAATTGAACTTTCATAAATGCTATCAAGCTTTGCAAATTGTTCATCTTTTCACCTTCTTTCCGGTCTGCCGCTTTAGCTGTGTATTTTGAGCTTTCAGCTGCTGATATCTTGCATATTCCATAGTATTCATACTAAGGTCGCACTTGTTGCAGTGAACCCCGTCTGCCTTTCCAATAAAAACATGATTGCATTCTGCCATTTTATCACCTCTTTCTTAAAAATTGTATGAAAAAACCGCCCAATTTCAATGGCGGTTTTAATTCAATCTTATGAAACAATTGCTGCAATGTCTTTTATACCCTTTGAGGTTATATTAAAATGCGGTTGTATACTGGGATAATTGGACTCGTTGTTCAGTCTTGTTAATGTAACTCCATCAATATATTCGTCCTGATAAAGATTATTAATTATGTACTCCCAATAATCATCTGCAATACCGAAAAACTCAGCGCTTAATATTTCCGATGCTGGACAAACCCCTCTTTTTAAGCAATCGTATAGGTATTTAAGCAGCTTATACACGATTACAAAATAATCATCCCTTGATATGCACAACCTCCATTCAAGTATACGTACTCTATTGCGTTATTTCGCCTGTTTAGCCATGCTGTCCAGAATATCGGTATACAAATCACCTTCTGGTGTATCATATCCTATACGGGATGCTGCATCATCTACTATATCTAATAATAAAAGTTCTTCATCTTCTGACAGATCTGAAAAAGGATCAAATGGAATAGAAAGATTGCGAAGTGCTTCCATTTCTTTTTTTGTAAACTTATATATCATTTCTTATCTCCTTTAAGCTTATTTAAAAGCTTTCTATGTGTTCCATGCACCGTTACAATATTTCCATTATCAGGGTTGACAGCCACAGTCGCTTTCTCACCAATATATTTTTTACTCGGTCTTCCTTGATTATCATATTTTACCTCCGTAACATTTAACGGATTTTTAAGCGCATCTGCAATTTGATCGTTTGTAACATTCCGTTTTTTTGCTTGAGTAATAGAATGAGATGTCTTTTTTGCAGTTATGCCATCAGATGATACAATACTTTTTGTAGCCGCCATAGCCTTTTCAGATATACTTTTATTATACTCGAAAACCTGCGTTCTGTCCAGCCTTTTTGTTCGTCCTGTCTCCTTGCAAAACGCGTTGTAATTGGCCTGTTTGCGCCTGACCTGCAAAGCCGCTTTTTCAAATCCCTCTTTGTCACCGACCGCTTCAAGCATCGCGGCCTCACGCTTAGCCGTACGTACCTCGCGTTCTAAATATCGCTGTTTCTGGCTTTCTGCATATATTTTATCATTTTGCTTTTTGTCCTGTGGTACTTCATCATGCGGAATTGATACCCCTGGAATAACAGTAACAGCATCATGATTACAGTTAATACCGAACAGTCCAGCCGCTTTACCATAGCTTGTAGACGACACAGGTGAATATCTATGCCGCTTTCCTGCTCCGTCTGTTATTGTTCCGCTCTTATTATCCCATGAAAAATATCGACCTTGATATGGATAACATAAAGGCCGCGCGCCACTATGACGCGAAACATAAAAAACATTTATTCCATAATCCATCTGACGAGCTTTGACTGTATCTATAGCTTCATTATGTACAGTTGTACGCATTGCCATATTTACATATGCCTCAGCGCTCCAATTCCGCCCCGCTTTATCAGTAAACCCTGCAAGCCCTTCCTTGTTAATCTGTGTTATAGTCTGCCGCAGCGCCTGTGTCCGGCTGACTGCCCCGGAGAGCACTCCTTGTGTATTATCACTTATCGTTTGCTGTAGTCTATTTTCGATATTAACTGTATTAGTAACTATCTTGCGGTATTGTGTTTGTACAGAATTTAACAGATTTATATTCACCAGTTGAAATTTATCTGATATTTGGCTCTGGCTTTGTTCTATTATCTCTCTTACTGCTATGCTTGATAAAACTGCACCCCCCGCTTTTACCAGTTTGTCAGTCAATAATTTTTCATCAGGCGGCGGCTTTATCTTTTTTTCTTTAACTCCTTTTTGAAGTTCTTTTTCTGCATCCTCTGTAGCTGCGATCGCAGTTTGTTCAAGTGTTTTCAAAACCACTGCGGGAGTTTGACCGGTCATCTGTGCAATTATTTTAGCGCTCTCCTCGTTAATTGCTCCCAGCTCTGAAAGCTTATTGATTTCCCACTGCTGTGTTGTTAGTGTCTTGCCTGATTTAAAATGCTTTGCAATATTCAATAGTAATGCATCCACCACATCACTGTAAATCTGCTCTATCGGCTCGGAATATTCAAGAATTTTATCAGGCGTCAGTTGCGACATTTACCTGCTCCTGCTTTGAACTTTGTTTTTCTTGCTCATTGCTTTTGGATGAATCTGATTTCCCGGTATCTATATTCTGTACTTCCTGTGCAGAAGTATCTGCCATATCAAAATAATCAGCTAAAATCTGACCTTCATTCTTTATTTCTAACAGCTCTTTTACAGCTTCCTCCTCAGTATATCCAAGCTTTTCAATCATAAATCTTTTTTTACTCATTACTCCATTACCAAGAAGCAATATTCCTTCGTCTATATTTGTTTTGCGGTCCTGCAAAATCGAATCGTCAAATACAACCTTTGTTTCCCAGCCCTTTTCAGCAATAGAGCGTATGCTTTTACCTTGCCATTTCATATCATACAGACAGGCTATCTGTATGATCGCGTCTACAATTTGTATAACTGCTTCCTTAATCTGCACCTGCTGTGCCTTTATTGTTTTATAGGTCTTGCTGTTTTCGCTTATTATTTCGGTCGCAGTTTTAAGTCCCTGTGCTCTGTCAAATGTAAATGTCCCGGCAGAGAATCCCACTTGTAAACACAGTGTAGATAAAAAAGCATTTATTGCCCTTTCATGCTCGTCCACACGCAGTTCAATAGTATTATCCTGAATCCTTAATGAATCCGAATCGTCCGTGCTTAACGCCTCGTAAGCTTCATCTGTAGCATCAAAAAAGCGCCGTTCCTCTCCGGTAACAGGGTCATAAACTTTTCTGATACACTGAGTAGGTACAATAATTCTTTTCTTACCAAGTCTAAACTCACGTATAAAGCTGTCATAGCAAATATCTAATGCTTTAAGCGTAGATAAAGCATTAGCATAAATTGATACCCCAAGCGGCGAATTATCGTCTATATTATTCGCAACAGCCGTGCGATAATAAGCAAACAATGATGTTGTAATTCCTTGAAGCGCAGTGCTTTCGTTTATAAACGGATATATTTCATCAAGCGGATATCTAAACCCTAAAATATCTTGACTTTCCGTCATACCCCTATTGTCTGGCTTATATTCTGACCTGTATACCTCATTGGTTATGTAATATGTAAGTCCATCCCATTTATGCCATTCTAGTCTTGTATAATAATATCCGTCTCTGGCCTCACGGCTTATAAACACACCATCGGTAACCTTTATATTGTTCCATGCAACAGGTACAAACTGGTCAGCCATGCAAAACCCAAGTCGGATCCCACCGCTTTCTGGAATAACTCTGCCACTGCTGTCACGTTTTCCCTCATACCATGCCTTTATAGCTCCGCCACCAAGCGCGCACACCTGCTCTATATGCTCCTGCATTTTTATCCAAAATCCATTTTTTGTAAGAACATCATTAATAAATTCCTCAAGGACTGATGTAGCCCCCGCGTCCGCTATATTAGTCTGTGATACATGTACTTCGCACTGCTCGTTCCACACAAGGCTGGCAAGCTCTGCACATATTGCTTTTGGTATGTCCATGCGTTCTAAATCCCTGCGATTATATGAATTATCTATCGTAGGTGCCAAAATCCTATGCCATGGCGCATAAAACCCCTTATATAAATATTTCCAAACAAAAATGCCAAAATAATAAAATTGATTAAAAGCCGGAACGCCGCCCACTTCAAATATATCTTTAAATTCCTTTACCAGCCCAGTTGCCTGTCCAGCCTTATTCACCAAAGTTTTCATCCTCTCTTTTAGCCTTGAAAACATGTTATCCTCACCAAATTTCAATCATTTGTCGCATATATGATTCAACGGCGTATTCTTGTGCGTCCAGACTATCTATATTGTACATTCCATCATCCAGTCTTACATCCTCTGTTAAATGCTTTGAATCCCATACTGCCGTTTGAAATGCCTCCAGTGTATGTATGCATTCCTTCATCAGCTTGTGCCTGCCAGTTGCCTGTAAACGACAAAAGAACCTTATTCTATCGTTTATTTCTTTTTTCTTAGCATTGTGGATATTTAATGCTAGCCTTTCTCGTGTACATACGGATTTCAGGCCCTGTATAAGCGTTTGCTCAGCGCTGTCGCAGTAAACATCCGCAATGTTATAATAAATCAAGCACTCCTTAACAAACTTAACAAAATCATGTTCCAGCTCAGCTGGAGACATTATCTTTTTTTTATAATATTCCTTAAGCGTTACAAGCTCACGCATGCCTTTTGTAAATCCGGTACAATTAAAAGCAGTCGCCGAATTATTTCCTCCAAAATCCACTCCTATTGTTGCAAAAACTATTTGTGGCGCTTCGCTTAGTATAAAATCCTGCGGCTTGTCCGCAATATGTGTATAAATAACGCCCTCAGCAGCCTTCCATAAGCCTAATATATATCTGTCATAATAAACCGTTCCCGCATACTCACGTTTTAAGTTTGACACAAACTCGGGAGCAAGATATGGATTGTCATCAATGGTGTACTTTTGACAGTATATATCAGCATCGGAATCAATAAATTTTTTCACCCAATGGTTAGGGTTATCTGGATTTAATGTCCCATCAAACTTACTGTATGCTTTATCTAAACGGCTTTTAAGCATTGTGAAAACTTCCTCATGCCATGTCGCCATTTCGTCCCCATAACAATATTTAATTGACGAGCCACGAATTCTATTGACTTGATTTGCCTTATCAGCTCCTAAGCAATAAACCTTCTCGCCAAACATCATGGCTGTATTATCGCTCTTTATATCACTTACAAAAGATATGCCATACATAGCTTGTAGCGGTTCAATTATATTTCTTTGCAATGTACCCTTTGTATTACCTAAAATAACAACCAATCCAGGTAGTCCAGCCACGCGCCGTATTCGCTTTGGAATGACAAAATAATCAAGATATGTCTTGCCGGAACGTGTGGCGCCCTCTTTAATGTTCCAGCGGCGGTCAGCATTATCTAAATATTCGCGCTGCTTTGCTGTAAAACCCATTTAAATTCCCCCGCCGATTTTATCCATCAGCTCATCCAGCTTTTTTATTGCCTGTTCGTTTTGCGTGCTTGCGGTGAATTTATCAATTATTATCCCCATAGTAGTTGCTAGTTGCAAAACAGTAGCATGCTTAATTTTCTGTTCATCTAACATTTCAGTTAAATATCTATCAATGATTTGACACGCCATATTCTTTTTAGTGTCCATATAATCAATTATATCCATGGCGTTTTTATCTTTTTTCTGTTGGGACATTTGTGCAAACTCCGGGTCTGCGCAAACAATAGCTTTAGCTGTCTTATTTGAAATACCATTTTTCTTTGCCGCAGCGTTATAGCTACCCAGCTCTATATAATCTGCAATAACTTTTTTCTTTTGTTTATCTGATAGTCTTGTAGCCATAAATATCACCCCTTAGGCTATATCTCTACGCCCCGCCCACACGCTTAGATGGTTTAATGCTAACCATCTAAAAAGATATTACAATCCCTAAAATCCAAAAATTCTTAAAATAATAAGGCAACAGTAGAACATTTAAGCCCTACTGCTGCCCGAAGCAAGACCGGAGGTATCAATCCAGCTTACCACGATATTATTGTAACATACTAAAAGGGGGTATAGTGTGGGATATTTATAATTTTCAATGCTTTTATATGTAATTCTTTTTTTACATAGTGATAGCTATAATTCATTTTATACGCTATTTCCTCCCATGTTTTAAAATCTATATACCTGTATATTAGTAAAGCTCTTAATTCGGATACATTTACAGATTCTATAGCCGCTAAAATTTCCATTTTGATGTTTACTAATTCATCAATTTTACTATTTATTTTTTCCTCTAGCTGCAAATAGCTGACTATAAATCTTTCATTGCCATGCGGCGTTTGTGTTTTTGCTCCAGGAACAGCACCGATAGTTGATGTACACCGTTTGGCCTGAGCTTTTAAAGATGCTTGTGCCTCAATCAAAGCCCCTATTTCTTTGTTTACCTTCCATCCTCTCAATAGCCACTCTTTACTTGTAAAATAATATCCCACTAATTTTACCTCCTGTTTTAATTAAATATTTATTCTTTTTTATTGACACAATATAACGAATATGCTATAATTTTTTTGTATGAAGGAGTGATTAAATGCCTACTATCTGTATGTTTAGAGGAATTAAAATCTATATAAATTGGAAAGACCATCAACCACCGCATTTTCACGCAACATATGGCGGTAAAGAAGTTATAGTTTTAATTAACGAGCTAGAAGTGTTAGAAGGTGAATTTCCAAATAAACAGCTTAAAATGCTTTTAGGCTGGGCAGCTCTACACCAAGACGAATTGATGGAGAACTGGGAGCTTGCAAAAAACAATCAGCAATTATTTGAAATTGCTCCTTTACGTTAATCAATACGGAGTGTGATTAATTTGAAAAAAACTGTTGAATATTATTTAGAAAAAGGGCTTGATTTAAATACGGCAAAATATTTTGCATCTGGTAGAAAGACAATTGTTAATGTAACTGCCAATGATGATTTCACTCTCACTATTGAATTTGATAACGGAGAAAAAAAGCTATATGACGTAAAGCCGTTACTAAAGCCCGGAACAGTATTTGAACCATTTGCTAACATCAATAATTTCCGTAGGGTGTATTTAGACGAAAATCATTGTATAGCATGGGATATAGACCCGGATGTAGACAGCAGTGTTGTTTGGAGCAACAAAGTGGATTTGTGTCCTGATAGTTGCTATATAGACAGCGTGCCAGTATGAGGAGGATATATTATGCCAGAAAATTGCAAAGCTTTAATTGATGATTTGATAAAGCTTAGAAAGTATAAAGGCTTAACCCAAAAGGAGCTAGCTAAATCTGTCAATCTTACGCAATCTGCTATTGCAAGGCTGGAAAGCAAAAAAACCACTCCACAGCTTGATACGCTGTTAAAAGTTACGTCCGCATTGGGATGTGTCTTAAAAATAGAACCGATTATTTAAAGCACGACTTCCTTAAAGTATAAATCTTTGAGGAAGTTTTTTATATCCTACTCCCGTCTTTGCTTTTTGTTTCTAAATACTCTAACATATCATAAGCAACTTTAAGCCCGTTAAAATATCCCTTAAGTTCAATCATATCATCTTGTTCAAAGTTCTTTTTGCCATAATTATTTGCAAAATAGGCTATCATTAATGGGTCGTTTTGCTGCTTAATCATCTGTTTAAGCTTCCGTTTATATCGTCTCAAAATATTCCTTTTATTCATCCTATTCTCCTTTAAGATAAGATTCCAGCGTTTTAGCCGCTTGCTGCCACCCATAGCAAAGGCAGGTAAAATACCCCTGCTGTGAAAGTTGTAAAAGCCATGACTTTTGATTATCAGTTGCTTTGTTTTTACCTGCCTTTAGCTCTATGTATAAGCCGTTATATCCTTTACGGGCTACAGGCAGACACAAATCTGGCACCCCGGCTTTTACGCCTTGACGTTTTAAGTGTGCAGCCTCAGCCTTATTCCTAAAACCGCCATTAGGTATGTGATACAAAAGTTTAAGTTCCGGCAGCCGTATACTGTTATATTCAGCCCATTCAAATAACGCACATTGTTCTAACGCTTCTATCTGCATTTTTATTCCCTTTTTACAATTGGCTCATTATATGAGCTTCTATTTCATCCATGTCATAGCTTTTATCATTATCAATTTTTTTATCTTTGGTTTTATTAAAGCTATTGCGTGCCCAGTTACGAACAGTAGCTTGCCAATCACGCATTTTATTAGCCCCTACTCTCCATCCGTTTGATTGATAATAGTCAATAAACCTATCTACATCTATTACTAATCCCTTATCCTCACAGTATCTAATAATTTCATCACGTGTTGGTGGTTTGAAAATGTAACGTGTGGTTGGCGGCGTTTTTTTCGCCGCTTTCTTTTCTATAATCTTTTCTTTATTTACTTTACTATACTTTACTTTACTTTGTTTGAAAATGTCTGCATTTTCTTTTGAAATGTTTACATTCTCGCCGGAAATGTACACAATGTTATTAAAATGGGCGCAGTTAATTAAGAGGTACTCTCTTTTGACTTCAACTTTTTTACGACGTTTGACTGCTTCAAAATATTTTTTCTGTATTTCCTCACTAGTCAATATTTGATATCTGTCGTAAAGAGTTTTATCAAAAACCCCTCGTTTGACCGAAGCCTCCACGATTTCCGAAACGGCATTGCCACCCACTACAACGCTTTTACCGAACAACAATGCAACCTCGCGTGTAAATTCACCGTAATAACCAAATTGCGCAAATATGCGTTGAAGCAATTTAACGATTACGGCAAACCCAGTAAGTCCAAACTCAGCCTCAATCAGTTTATAGCGCTCATCCAGGTACACTTCCAGCGGGAAAAAATCTATTCCCGCTTTCATATACCAGCGCCTCCTTTCAAACAACGTTACCACCCCCACTCAGCTTTTATTACTAGTGAAAACAATAACGCCACCCGAATGTAATCGAACAACGTTGCCACCCTGCTTTTGGAACAAAACAACAACGCCACCCGTTCTACCCGAACAACATTGCCACCCCTACACAGCTTAATGCCGGCAAAAACAACAATGCCACCCGCCTACTTACCGAACAACATTACCACCCTACTTAACGTAAAACAATAATGCCACCCGTTTTAAAAAAAAATATAATAGAAAAATATAAATAAATTAAAATGGTAATATATCATCTGTTTCAACTTCAGATGATATTTGTTGTGTAGTCTTTTTTGATTCTACAAAGTGCGCTTCATCCGCTACCACTTCAAAAACGGTGCGTTTAATACCTTCTCTATCTGTATACGTTCTTGTCTGAATCGAGCCAACAATAGCAATAAGCTGTCCTTTATCAAAATATTGGCTTATAAATTCCGCTAAAGAACGCCATGCAACTATATTTATAAAGTCTGTAGGGTATTCCCCTGCTGCGTCTTTAAAACGCCTTTTAATCGCTATTCCAAATGCTATGACTGATATATCATTTTCAGTCTTTTTAAGCTCTAAGGCATTTGTTATCCGCCCTATAAGTATTACTTTGTTTAACATTAATATCTCCTTTATTCTTTTTTGTGCTCCCATAAGCTTAACATGCGCGCTATTTCATCCGGTGTGCGTACCTCAATATCTAACTGCTCCGCTTCATTTACAGCACCTTGTATAAGCCTTGCCATCTCTTTGCTGTCTAACGTATGCGTTTGCTTGTAAATTATATAGCAATTAAATTCTATACCGTTTTCATTTCGCACATCAAACCTTTTAGCATATTTATATATATTATTAATGTCAACCGTGGAGGGGATTTTAAGGCCAACCTTAGCCCCTGTTTCATCTCGCATGATAGTCCCATAATCAAGCACTAGCTTTGTCTTGGTTTCCTGTTCACCCATTTCAAGCTTTTGCGCAATTTTATGTACTAAAACGTGAAAGTAAGCATTCGCATCAAGTGACCTTTTTTTGCGATACGGTTTAACATCTAAATTAAGCTGATGCTTTCCTGCGGCCGACCATCCCTTTAAATCATTTATTGCTTTTTTTATTTCTCTCTGTTGGTTCTTAGCAGTGAACGATAATATTATATTCCCATTACCGTCTGCTCCCACTCCACAAAATGACGCTATAAACTCAGCCATAACCATCACCCTTTACTGTGATTCTTACACCTTCACTTACAGGTGTTTGCTTTGAATATTCCTTTGCTATTTCAGGCTTGTCCTTTTTTAGCTTTGCTGCATCTATCCCAATCCGTATCGATGGCTCTATATATGTAATCTTGAGCCTATCATTTTCAAATGTTTTAACTCCGCCTTTTTTCATGGCTGAAATAAGCACTGCTTTTAATTTTTCCAGCTGTGCCTCAGCCTGCTTTTTCTGCTCATTAATACTTGTTATTATCGCCTGAGCACGTTCTATTTTTGTAAGCATTTGATTTTGTAAGCTTAAACTATCGCTGCTTTGATTAAATATCCGTCCCTCTATCTCACATTCAAACAGCTCATTTATTACTTCGCTATCAACCGGCAGTAATGAAACTAACTTCCCGGTACTGCCTCGTAAATGTAGAGCGTAAAGTTCGTCTATTTTTTCACCTGTTCTACTTTCGTACAGGCTTCTATACAGCGATGTTTGATATCTGCACGATTCTCTATTGAGTACCGATGTGCTCTTTATATCTATTATCGCTCTTACAGTCTTACCGGTAACTGTAGAATTCATTGTACAAACAATATCAATAGTTCCTGCACATATGTCGTTGTATACTATGGCTTCAGATATCATATCTTTCATTTGAACTTGCTCTGATATATCAACAAATGCATCAAGCTCCGGGGTAAATCCGTACTCGCCAGTTTTAACCCAAGTCTCAATCTCTTTATGTATTAATGTGCCTTTTTGTGCTGCAGCTTCTAACACCCGCCCAGGTACGCTAGTATAATCGCTTGATAATCCATGTTTCTTTAGTAGCTTTGTAACGCTTATAAGCTCTTTGCCATCAAGCATATATGTATGTGTATCTGGGTTAAATTGTATCATGGATTTCATCTCGCTCTCTCTTTGCTGTTTTCCGTTTTATCGCCCACTCTATTTGCTCTTTAGTAAGCTCATTTTCACTAACTTTGAAATACTGAGCCACTCCGCTGATATCAATATTTGCTTTTTTTGCTCTTTCTATAAGTTCTGCTCTTTGTGCTGATGTTAATATCCCACTATGGGTTGCTTCTCGGTCAGGGTCATCGCCTGTCTCTATTTTATATGCTTTAAGCAGTGCGTACTTATCGGCATATGTCATTGCTTTCCCTGGGGCTTTATCTTGTGTATCGATACCGTCACCATAAGTGGTAATATCAATAAATTCATCCGGCTTTTCTATATTTACAAACCTATATACTGTTTCAAGCCGCATATACATAGTCGATTTTTCGGTCTTTTCACCGTCATACTCTGTTGTACTGGTTAAGATAGAGGCATCTACAATCTGTCTTGATACAGGATAACTGTATATTTTAAGCTCAGCTTCTATAGGTTTTACCGCTGCTAGCACATCTCCTTCTTTTACCGCTTTATATTGGCTTTTGCCAATGCCAACAGATAAATTCTTTGCTACTTTATTTATTTTCTCAGTAGCCGCTGACATTTTATCGTAAATATTCATACACATCCTCCTTGCCGACTGGTTTGGCTGTATATGTTTCATATCCACACAGCTCAACTAATTCAGAAATACTTAGTTCATCAAGGCAATCCAAGTGATACTTTTTGCCTTCGATTTCTGCATAGGTTTCCCCTGCTATTATGCCTTGGTCGCATAATCCACATTCAAATATTTGTTCTGGCTCATGGTTTGGACAACCAAAAGCACATGGTGTTTGTAAGCATGTATCACACATTTCAATCAACTCCAAAAAAGCTCTTTAATAGATTGTTATTATATTGTCCCTCTGTTATTTTTATAATTTCAGATACTGTGTAACTGTCTTTTAGCTTACCCAGGCTTTTTACAAAATGTTCCGTTCCGGCCGCACAAGCTCCCGTTATTATCCTATACATAGTTATTGCTTCATCAGGATTCATTACACTGTCCAGGCTAAGCTTTTTATATTGCTCTGCGCCTCTTTCTTTTGCTCTCTTAAACTCAAGGTCTTTTATACCTTCTCGAAAAGTTCTACAGTGAGCATAATATTTACCATCGGATATTACATTTTGGTTTTTAATTTTCCCTATATAG